GTTTTGAAATGAATAATCAACATCACTTAGCCCTGTTTGAATATCAACCCAGTCAGAACCATTGAAATACTGTAATTTATCAGTAATCTTGCGATATAAAACCTTATCTCCATTTACTTTATAGCCAAACCAAAGCACAGGACACTTGCCAGCTGTGCCTTCTGAACCGACAGCTCTACGACCACCAGCTAAAATTATCTTACCATCTTTGGTAATCCAATTATAACCACCAGACGAGGCATCTTTTGGGATGTTCTCGTTGTCTAGGATTGTATGTTGTCCGCTAACGAAAGCTCCAATCGTGCTATCCATATTAATTGCAAATTAGGTTCATATTCCACATTGCCATCTTCTCTAGCCAATCGTTGTATTTATTACGATTTTCAGCAGCATAACTCTTAGCTTTATCAAATTGCTGTATCATATAATCATCTGAGGCCATTCCGTGATAGATAACATCGTGAAACATAGCAGGAAACAATGGCTCATCATCAATAGCTAGGTCAGCAGGGAAGAAAACATAATCATATTCAACAGTCCCAGACACCGACACAGGAAATGTTAGCTTATTAGTAGATAAATCAATCCAGCAAACTCCGTCTTGTTCTTCGTATTGCTTTCTATCTGACCAATTAATCAAGCGATAATACTTATTATCAACCCAGACAATCTTAGGGACAGAATTACGAACATAGTTATTCTGAGCAATATCAGTATATCTAGCGTTCTCACAGACATAGGCAAAGTCATCTGGTAAATTAATAGTAGTTCCATTAATAGCACCAGAGAAAGGCTTCTTAGAAAACTCCCAGGGTCTATCTGTCCAGACCTCACGGTAGATTTTATTCAATAAATCAAGCTCTTCTGATGTTGACAGTTCAGTGCCATCGTCAACATACAGCTCGAATCTAGTTATAATTTTTTGTGCATCCATATTATTATTTTCTTATCCTTACCTCCCTAAGATAGAGAGGCAAGAGAAGAATATAATTCTTAAGCAGCAGCAACCTGAACAACTGAAAGTGTGCCATCAGCAACTCTTGACCAAGCAATCCAATTAGTGGCAGAAACGCACAATAATTGAACCATTGTTCCAGCAGCACCAGCGATAGCCGATTCAGCATTAGCACCAGTTCCACCATTGATACCAACAGTAGCTGGAGCAGATGTTCTAATTTCATAACCAGTCGTATTGGTTGAAACTAAAGTGATTAAAGTTCCAATAACAGGAGCTGGTAATGTAACCCAATGGTTAGCATCGGCTGGGGTCACTGTGGCAATCTGAGTCCCTGGAGTAATAGCACCAGTTCCAGTTCCATCAGCAGTCGGCACATAGGCCTTGACAATGCTGTTTTCAATAGCACTCCAAACTGGGGATGCAACTGAGCCAGAGTTACGATAGACAACACCACTAGTGGTATCAGTCAATAAACAACCAGCAGCAAACTTTGAGGCAGTTGTTAAAAAGCTACCTTTTGACTGACAAAGAGTAATTAAACCCTCTGAATTGGTCTCTTGAATCAGGATGCCCACTAAATCTTTATCTGTTTTCATAACATTATAGTTATGGCTATAGGGGGTGTTGCCACCCCCACAAACCGATTAATTAGGCGTTGATTAAGACATCAAGAAACTTCTTTTTACCATCAGCAAAGGTTTTGATACCAGCTAGATAGGAAGTGAAGACATTAGTTCCACGCTTATCAGCAGTAGGACGCATATCAACTTTCTTCATATCCTGAACAACAACATCAATAGCACCTTTCTTACCAAAGTAAGAGTGAATGAAGTTGCTGCTCCAAGAGGTAGAAGCACCAGTTTCAGACAAGGTCAAGCGACCAGAACCAACAGCCACGATAGTAACAGTGGTAGCAGTTTTGGTAGCGGTGATGTTCAAGTCAGCAATGGTCTCCTGGTCAGCAGCAGACAAGGCAGTAAAGGTAGCAGTGGTAGTGCCAGGAGCATTCAAAGCAGCAGCAATATTAGTCATTGAAGCAGCCAAATCAGCACCAATAACGATTTCACCAGCAACAGCAGGACTAGATAAGGCGGTCTTCATAGTAAAGGTAACACCATTAATGGTAAAAGTTTCACCATCAGCAAATGTTCCACTATCAGTTAAAACAGCTTCACCAGTTAAGTTCTCAGAAACAATTAAGTCAGCACCTCTGACAGTCCCAGCATAGCCATTCTTAAAGACATAACCAGCCAAGTCAATGGATTTACCCATTAAATACTGTTCAATGTCGGAAGCACCATAAGAGTCAATAACCCAGCAAAGATTGGTCAATGTTTGGTTCTTGCTTCTTAATTTAGCAGGCATACGAACAACAGCCTTTGGAACATTAGTAGCATCCAAAGTGAAAGGAACACCAGTAGAAACACCAGTTGTTAAATCACCAGTGTCAAAATCAAACTTAGCATTCAAGGTTTCACCCAAAATACGAGCATCTAAGTCGGTAGCTACTTTAATAGCAACCTGACCACCAATAACCTCACCAGGATTTAAAGGACCAGCTTGGGTCACTTCACCATCGGAAATATGGAACACAGCTTCTTTCTCCAAATTGATAGTCAGCAATTCGCTGGTATCAGAGATAGAATCAATAGTAGAAGCATTGCCACGGACAGTGGAACGAACACGAACACCAGAAATATCATAGGCGAAGCGTTCTACACTTTCACCATATTTCAATTTCTTTTCAAAACGCAAGTTAGCAATTGATTTACCTACCAAAACCTTATTAAAGATTTCTTCGTAGGCATTATCAAAATGCTCTTGGAAATTAATTAAACTCATAATAAATTAAATCGGTCTATAATTTTAAGCGGTCGACAAGGCTATCATTGTATTTCTTTTTAAGTTCTGGACTAGCCATTACCTCTGAGAAATACTCTGGGTCATTAATTCTACTTTCATCGTAGACTAATTCCTTGCCACCACGAGGAGTAGATGTTTCCATCGTTCTCTTACCAGTGACCGTTTTACTGTAAGTCTCCTCTATTAGTTGCTGAAAGGTCTTATTTTTATTCTCTGGGAGTCTAGCTAATGACTTTAAGACATCTTTATTGACTACGCCTTCATATTCTGGCATAACCTCAAGAGCTTTGTTGATATTCTCGGTTAGAGCTTTATCAACTCGTTCTTTAGCTTCTTTCTCCAAGACAGGCTTAATTGCCTCTTCAGCATCACCTTTGGCCTGTGCGTATATGACTGACGATAATTCCGATAAGAAATTAAGGTCAACATCATATTTATCAGCGATAGACTGCAAATCAGATTTAATCTCTGACTTAGTCATATCCTGTGCCTGAGATTTGAGGTATTTAATCTCTCGTTCTAGGTCTTTCTTTTCTTTTTTGATTTCCAAGAAAGTCTTTAACGGGACTTGTTCCTCAGCTCTCTTTGGTTCAATGATGTCTTCAACTGTTGGAGTAGCTGGCTCTTCAGTTTCAGGCTCATCAACCTCAGTATCTTTCAACTCCTCCTCAGGAGCAATGGTTTTTTCTTCCATATAACTTTTTATTAAGCTTGAAGTCCAAGCTGGCCGTATAACTTTGGCCTTAGTAAAACGGATAATCTCCGCTTACTGCCCACCAAGATTGATGAGCAGAATAGCGATTATTTTCCTTTTGATTCTTCAAGTGCTTCTTGATACTTTTCTTCAGCAGTTATTAACTGGTTCTTTAATTCCATTAGTGAGTCTAGTTTAGCTAGGGCAGAAATTAGCTCTAAATGGCTCGCTGTTGGATAAATAACTGTTAGCTGGTAGATTATACCATCAATGTCTTTTTGTGCGTTAGAAAGCAATTCTTGCCCTCCCTCGCTTTCTGTTAGATTTTTGATTTTTAGTAATCGCTGTGTTTGTTCTGACATATTAAAACTTTACCTCTGTTTGTTGTTCAATCTCTTTCATCTCGGCTTTAATATCTTTGCTGTTCTTTTTAATCATTTTGATTTGTCGTTCTAGTTCTCTAGCTGCGACAAAGTTCTCGTGATATAGCCAGATGTGATTGCGTAATTCTTCTGATACATCTAATACCTCTGGGTGAAAGTGAGATATGTTCTCACACTTGGCTAGATTGACACCTCTTTGGGCTTCTAGTTCCTTAATAGCTTGCTCACCTTTAGCAACGGCATTAGTATAATCTTCCTTGTTATAGACTTGTTCAAAGTCTGTCTTAACGATTTCTCCTTTAGTGTTTAGTTTATATTTGGCCATTTGTTTGAACCGCCTGAGGCATCTCAGGTTGTGGTTGATTAATTAATTCATTATTTAATGGGTTTAACTCTGGGTTTAACATCTCTTGGGATTGTTCATTGACTAGCTTACGGGCTTCGTTTCTAAATATAACATCTTCTAGCGAATCAATATAGGCACTAATAGCAAAGAATTGTCTGTCATTGATGTCTTCTTTATGGTCACGCAGATAGTCAACCATTCTCTGTTTGTATTGATTATTGGCAGCGTCATTGATTTCAATCACCTCGCCCATCAATAAGCTCTCTAAATCTCTATCAGCTTCAGACATTAACTTCTCATTTCCATAAGAATTAGTATCAAGTAGCTGTCTGACATCTTCTTCACTTAGTCCTGATATTAAGGCTCTCATTTCAAAAGACTTCTTTTTGTTAATCATCGGGTTATTGACCTCTGAAGCCAAGAAAGCCAGTTTCTCGTTCCTATCTTGCTTACTGGCCATCATCTCAGCATTAGAAGCCTCAACAGTTATTCCGTATTCATCACCTTTCTTATATAAATCACGCTTGCTAATCTGTTTGACTTCTACTCCATTAGGGCCAAGTATCTCAATAGCAATCTTCTTAATTAAATGGTCTTTAACTCCGTTCTCGTATAGTTTAGCAAATCTCTTATAGCCAAAGGAGTAAGATTTGTTTAATAGGCCAAACCTATCAGCCATAGCAGCCTCATTTCCTTGATAGATACCAACCTTGCCTTTCTCATCTGAAGTTCCTTTAGCTTGGGCTGTAACGCCTGATGCTTTCTCTTGGATGCCCTCTAGTATTTCAAAAACCTGAATAGGGGTATTAATGGAAGGTGTAATGATGGTCTGATAGGCTCGGTTAATGTCTACGCCTTTCTTTACTGG